GTAAGTTGTAAAGGTACATATGGTGCGTAGATGTAACCTGTGTCAAGTAAAGATGTTCCTTTGTGACCCAACAACACTTGGTTTGGTGGGAAATAAGGGTCTCTATAAACTTGATATCTACCAGCTAAAGTACCAACTCTCTCAATACCCATGTTGTATTGGTCTTGCTCAGGAGCTGCGTTTGAAACGTGGAAATACTCGAGGTCATCGAAAATCGCAGAGATTTCAGATGAAACGACAATCCAGTTAGCACCACCTCTCAAAGTAGACTTGTGGATTTGAGCTGAAATTTGGTTGATTGCTGTGATAAGCGTTTGGTTCCAGTCTTTCTGAGTGTAAGGAACTGCGTTAGTACCTAATCTCTTCCAACCGTTGTAATCCCATCTCAAGTTCCAAGCTGCACCTTTTCTAAGGTCTCTCAAGATTTCTCTATCGATTTCAGCCGCAACTTGCTCAGACAACAAAGCTGTCAATTCAGCTTCAGCGTCGATGTTGTGGAATGCTGCAACGTCTTGTGCCATTTCTGGTGACCATTGAGCTCTTAATTTTCTTTCAGTTACAGAAACTGTTACTGACATAAGGTCAAATGAAACCTCACCCATTCTGTCTTCGAATTCCAAATTCTTGTAAATTCTGTATACAGGAGTGAAAGCTTGGTTATTTGCGGTAGTTGAAGAGAATGTTGAACCTGTGTAACCGTCAATACATCCTGTGCAACTTACACAACATGGAACCTGAAGGTCTACTTCAAGATAGATTTCTCCATCAGGAGTACAAAGGTCATCATACTGACCACCACCTGTTTTACTGTTAGGGAAAACTGCAGTTGCGTTCGTATTACCATACTGAACGATTCCTTTACCGTATCTCTGAGTTACAACTCTGAAAAGGTATGGACCACCAGCTTTACCAGTACCAGTGTTAAGGTTATTTCCTGTTGCACTACCATAGATAGTCAAATCAGCCAAGAAAGACTCATTGTCCATTGGTTGACCATCAGGACCAATTAATTTACCAGCACCATCGCTAGCAAAACCTGACATGATTAACAATACCTTTCTGTAATTGTCTTCACCATAACCTGAAACATTTAAGTTCAAAGTTGTGTTGTTCCATACAGCAGTTACTGCAGTACCTGTTACAGCTGAGAACTGACCTTTAGAATAGTCATACAAACCTGGTGGGTCTAATGCTGGTTCGTTACCCTCATAAAATCTATCATAAAGGTCTCTTCCTGCATTATAATCGTAACCATTGTTTGGGTCTGTTGGACCGTTTGGTGCTCCTACTGGTGCACGGTGGATACCGTTGTCAGCAGTGCTCTCATCAGTATAACTCTGAATGTTAGGTACAAAGTAGAACAATTTACCAATTGGTAAGTTCATTGCTTGTACTGATACAATATCGTTAGCTAACAATTTAGAGAAAACTCTTCTAACGATAGGGAAAACCACAGTTTCAAACGCACCTGTATCAGATGTCGTTGCTGCTTCATTGATTAAGTAACTTGCTTGGTTTTCATAAAGCTGAGCTACGTTTTCTTTCAAGTGACCTTTAAGACCCTCAAGGAATCCTAATTTGTCCCACTTGCTGATTGTGTCTTCTTTGATAACTTTAAGGTGCTTAAGACCGATGTTACCAACAAGACCTGATTCTAATAATGCTCCCATTTTGAGTATTTTTAGTTTTTGTTTATTTTTATTTTATCTTACTCATCAAATCTTTCATTCTCATAAACTGAGGATTTTCGTAAGTTTTTGATTCAATAAGATTGATTGCAGAACCCGAAGTCACAGTTGTATTCAACTTGTTTTCTACGGACTCAGTAATCGATTTAGTTTCTCCTTGAGATAGTTCTTCTTTGATTGACTTATAAAGACCTTTTGATTCTTTCAAAGTCTCAACAGAATCAAATCTTCTTAGGATGTTAATTTTTTCCTTTTTAGTTGTTGAGTGTTCAGTGAATAATCTTGTTGCGTAAGCTAAATTTGAATTAAAAATAGCCACTTCATTTAATTTTTCTCTGAATAAATTAAGAGCCTTTCTGTACTCTTCATTCTTTTCTCTCAACATACTCACTTCCGCTTCGAGAGATTCAACTTTAACTCCACTGTTTGAATAAACGTAGTTTCTATTGTTAGTGATGCCCTTTCTTAGACCTCTTCCTTCTTTAGAACCCATAGCGTATGTTCTTGCAGCTTCTTTTGTTTCAGTTTTTTCGTAGTCCTTGTAGTGACCTTTTACGTCACCAGCTTTCTTTTCAACACCGTCAACTTTTTTACGCTTGTACTCGTGTTTTTT